TCAAACACATCTGGGTGTTCGCCAATACCAGCTGGGTTATTTAGATATACTTCAACATTCATTTTATGTTTATCAATATGACCTCGAGCATGCGAGCGCATTGCGTGAAGCATAAAATCTTGATCTAATGCCATTTAAATTCTCCTCATTTTACTTGGTTTTTTCTATAGTTACAATAATAGCCCCAACCATAATCGTATAAAAAATATGCCCATACGAAACCTATATATGGAACAAAAGCAATATTGAGTAGTACCCATGAAAAAACTATTGCTATTACGATGTCATACCATTCTATCATGCCATCATATACTCTTTACGCAACTGACTTTCACGGCCAAACATCATTTGAAAAATGTTTGCGTCGTCTACAGTGACCGTGTCATATGTCGGTTGGTTAACAATACGGTCATATTCTTCTTCGGTCAATGATCCGAGACCTTTGATGTAACGGTGCTTCCAACCAGACTCGCTTTTAATTGCATTAGCATCTTCGTATGTATATAGCCACTTTGCATCTTTGCCTTTAGTTGAAATCATAATAGGCGTACGAGTAATTTTTACACGCTTTTCAGAAAATAGTCGAGGCCAAAACTTATAGAAGAAAGCTAGGAGCAGAGGACTGATATGGCCAATACCATCGTGGTCAGCATCTGTAAGGGTTGCGATATTTTGATATGTCATATCATCGACACTATCAGGATTATTTATATCCAAACCAAGAACAGCAATCAGCTCGCTCAGTTCTTTATTCTTAAGAACATCAGCCGGTTTCATATCCCAGGTATTCATAATCACACCACGAAGTGGATATGCGCCAACTTTATTAGCGTCACGAACCTTAAGTAAGAAACCCATAGCCGAATCACCTTCGACGATTTTAAGTGTCGCATCATCACGATTTGCTGAAATGTGTTTGGCAACCTTCACTTTACGCAATTTCTTTTGGGCCATGGTGGCAGCCCGGCGATCAGCCGCAATTTTCTTAGCTAATTGAGCTTCGATAATTGGATCAATAATATCAGGTGTATTTAAGATTTTATGAGCAAAATGCTTAGCTTCCTTAATACCTGACTCGTTAGCATGGTCTTTGACGTTGCCCCAAGGGTTTGTCAAACGTTCTTTTGTTTGTGAGTCAAACTTTGGATTCATAAAGTTTCGAGCAAACATAACGAAGGTCAAACCATTTTTAATTGTTGACTTGACTACTTCGATTTTATGTTTACGCTTAATCATAACGACTAATTCGTCAACAATTTGACTCATAATAAAATCGACATATGAACCACCTTGACGAGTGTTCACACCATTAATATATGAGTTGGTACGAAAACCATCATCAGATGATGTAATGAAAAACGAAAGGTTATCGGTTTTTTCCATAATTGAGGAAGGACCAAAAAGCTCAGCATATTTTTTAAGGTTGTTTACCTTGATACGACGCTTATTAAAAGAGAATGCAATCTCTGGAAATGCCATCTGCAAGCTGATAAGACGATCCTCAAGCAATGGGATGGTGTCTAGTTCATCTAAGCTATTAGCTTCGAACAATGAGAAATCAGGAACAAACAAAACCTCGGTTCCATTTCCATCACGTTTCGACTCTTTAAGATTAATCTGGTTTGCACCATCTTTACAGGCAACCGTGATTAGATTTCCATTTTGCCAGGTTTTCCCTATGAACTTTGATGAAAGAAAGTTGGTGGCTGCTGAGCCAACACCATTTGTACCAATGGTAACTCGTTCATCATCAAAAGATGTACCGGCATTTACTCGAGTCCAAGCGGCTTCAGCCTGAGGAATACTCCGGTCTGTAGCTTCGTCGTAAACAGATTTCTGTGGAATACCACGACCATTATCTGTAATAATGATTGCACCATCCATACGAACTGATACGTCTATTTTATTAGCATACATAAAGTTTGTACGAATGGCCTCGTCGATTGCGTTATCCAAGATTTCGTCAATCATTTTTGATAAGGCCGGAACATACTTTGCTGTTTTCCATGTACCCATAACGAAGCGTTCAACTTCTTCCTGGGCGCTTGAACCCATGTACATACCAATACGTTCTCTAACGTGCTGTCTAGCCGTTAAAATTTTGAAATCTTCACTCAAGGGTGATACCTCCATTTTGTATTCATTATTAATCTATCACATGTAAAAGGGAATGTCAATGGTTAATTTTCATTTTTCCTATCCAATGTGTACAATCGTCACATGGATCGTCAAAAGCGTGAGGTGCTTGGGTCATCCAAACCTCTTTGATTGTTTCTGGTGTTGTATTTATAACCATTGCTTCCTGCCTGATGCGATTCTTAATAAATACTATCATAAGCATGTTTAAATGTCAATAGGAAAAATGAAATGATTACAAATTATTTGTCACCGGTAAGCTTTAAAGTAGCTATAGATCGCCTTCCAAACGTAGAATTTTTTACTCAAAAGTTCACATCGCCATCTATCAGTATGTCACCAGTCGAGCAACTATCTCCTATCCATAGAATGTATCAAACTGGAGATAGATTAGAATATAGCGAATTTGAGCTTTCATTCGTAGTAGATGAAAATATGAATAACTATAGAGAAATTTTAAATTGGATGGAAGGGCTTGGCAGCCCGGAAAACACAAACCAATTTAAGGATCTCCAAGCTAGTAAATATGGTACCGTATCAGATATTACCGTTATAGTTGAAAATAGTGCTCGAAACAATAATCTAAAATTTACGTTCACAGATTGCTTTCCTATATCCATTTCAGGTGTTAACCTCGATGTGACTAATGCTGATGTATTTTACCCAGAAGCTTCAGTATCCGTGAGGTACACAAATATGAAGGTTGAAAATTACAGTTGACATTCCCACCAAAGTGTGATAGAATAATATAGAATTAGAATTTATCATGGGGTTACATTATGAGTACTGACGACATCAGTGACGTTTGGTCTAAGGACTGTAAAATAGACGAGACAAATTTGGCTGGAGAAGCCAAGCGCATACCTGAACTTCATAGTAAATATTACAATATGTATTATAAGGAAGCTCTCAAGGTTAAAAAATTACGATCTGATTATAAGGAACTCGAGCTATTAAAAAGAGAATGGCTTGACGGTACTATGGCCGAAGAAGATTTAAAAGAACTTGGATGGCGTCCAAACCAAAAAAGAATTATCCGACAGGATATGGATAAATATATACAAGCAGATAAAGACATTATTAATATGAGTCTTAAAATTGATTATCACTCAGCTCGAGCCAATTTTCTCGAAGATATTGTTAGAACTATTCATGGTCGAAACTTCATTATTAAATCAATGATAGATATTTTAAAATTCCAACATGGAGAATATTAATGGAAATTAATAACGTATATGGGCATCCAATGGTATATCCTAATAGCGAAAATATTTTACCGCCCTTGGAAAAAGAACGTATCCGTGTTGTCGAGGCTGCCACACGTGCAGACATTGAACTCAATCGTGTGAAGAGAATCGAAGAGCGTATAGAAGAGATAAATAGTCTTAGACAACAAGCGGTATTACGATATACTCCAAATGGAGAGGAAATTTTACCTGCTGTTACTGAAGGTGAATTTGTAGATATTGAAGTATAGGTTATAATGGATATTGTGAATGTTGAACGCTTAAATGCCGTTCATTTAAAAATTGATTGTGAAGCTGGTATTAAGATGGAACTCGAAACTTATTTTAAGTTTCAGCCTCAAAATTATCAATTTTCTCCCGCATATAAAAATAGAGTATGGGATGGATGGATTCGTATCTTTTCGCCTATGAGACCTGTTTTATATGTGGGGCTTTTCCACAAATTAAAACAATTTTGCGAGGACCGTGGTTATGAACTACGAGCTGATGAAACTCTTTTGCATGGATATAATATTCCAGACGATATTGGTTTTCAGTTAGCGAAAGATTTTAATGTAAAATTTGAGCCTAGAGATTATCAAAACAAATACATCGTAGATGCTTTAAGATCCGGTCGTTCACTTTCGTTATCTCCAACTTCGTCAGGTAAATCATTAATCATTTATTTAATGATGCTATATTATAGAGAACAATACGATTATAGAACACTTATTATCGTTCCTACGATATCTCTCGTGCACCAGATGGCCGGGGATTTTATAGACTATGGGGAAGACCCTCAGAATATCTATAAGATTCAAGGTGGTGTTGATAAAGAGACAGATGCACCTATTGTAATCAGTACTTGGCAATCTCTTATCAAACAACCAAAGGGATGGTTTAAACAATTCAAAGTTGCACTTGGTGATGAAGCACATTTATTCCAAGCTAAATCATTACAAAAAATTATGGAAGGTCTTGATGAATGTCATTATAGACATGGATTCACGGGAACCTTGAAATCAGACGAAAGTAAAACTCATAGGCTTGTATTGGAAGGCTGCTTCGGACCTGTTCATAAACACGTTACTACAAAGGATTTGATTGACTCTGGTACGGTTGCAGATTTTAAAGTAAAAGCAATTGTATTATCTCATAGCCCAGAAGTTCGTAAAGGATTCATCGATGCATTTAAGACTATTAAAGAATCGAGCAAAAAATATCCTGCAGAAAGAGAATTCCTAGTAAATAATCATAAAAGAAATATCTTTATTCGTAATTTATTATGGTCGCTCGAAGGTCAAAACAATTTGGTTTTATTTGATCTTGTTGAGAAACATGGTAAAATCCTTGAGCCTATGCTTCGTAAAGACGATCGCCAATTGCATTTTATATATGGTGGAACCAAGGGTGATGAGCGTGAACGTATTCGCCATTTGATTGAAGAAGATCCTATTAAGCAACATGACATCCTCGCATCTTATGGTGTGTTTTCAACCGGAGTTAATTTGAAAAAGCTTGATAATGTTATCTTTGCGTCTGGATCTAAATCAGAAATTAAAGTTCTTCAATCTATCGGTCGTACCCTTAGGAAGGGTAACGACGCGGACTCCGCAACTCTATATGACATTACAGATGATTTATCCAAGGGTAGTTTTACAAATTACACCTTAAACCATTTTAGGAAAAGGATAGAAATCTACGGTGAGCAAATGTTTCCATTCAAGATATACACAGTTGATATTTAACTATTATTTTATAGTAGATAAGACTATTATAACACGCTTTCTGGAGATGTCAAGGGTTTTTTTTCAAAAGTAATAAAAAAAAATTAGTTGACATTCTATATAATATAGTATACTATTAAAATAAATCAACAATAGGAGGTTGCCATGGCCCGACGCGCTAAACGTAACTATGTAAACAATCGAGATTTCCTCGATGCTCTAATTCAATACAAAAAAGATTGTGCTGAGGCTGAAGAAGCTGGTGACGAGTTACCACGAGTTCCAGACTATATCGGTACATGCATTTATCAAATTGCCACGCGGTTGGCAACCAAACCAAACTTCAGTGGATATACTTATAAGGAAGATATGATTTCAGACGGTATTGAAAATTGTCTTTTATATATCAGAAATTTTAATCCCGAAAAATCTCAAAATCCATTTGCTTATTTTACTCAAATTATTTGGTACGCATTTCTTCGTCGTATTCATAAAGAAAAAAGACAGATGTACATCAGATTTAAATCTTCGCAAAGCATGTTAGCTACCGGTGGTACATACACAGGTGAAGAAGTGGATCTATATTTAAACACATCTGCAGACTATATGAATAGCTTTGTGCAGGATTACGAAGACAAGTTGGCGCGAGATAAAGAGAAAAAGAAATAATGAAAATAGCTATTATTACTGATATGCATCTCGGTGTACGAGGTGACTCAAAGATATTTTTGGATCATCAAGAAAAGTTCTTTAGAGAAGTATTTTTTAAACATATTGATGATAACAATATTAAAACAATTCTCGACTTAGGCGATACTTTTGATAGACGAAAGTTTATTAATTATGTTTCATTAAAACGAGCTAAAGAGTTTTTCTTTGACCAAATTCAAGCTCGTGGTATTGAGTATCATGCAGTCGTTGGTAATCACTCAGTTTATTACACAAACACAAATGAAGTCAATTCAATGGATTTGTTACTTAATGAATATGATAATTTCCATATTTACGAGCACGAACCAAAAGAGTTGACATTTGGATCAACTAATGTTATGATGGTTCCATGGATTACTAAAAATAATAGTGAAAAATGCTTTAATGCTATTTCAGCGTCAAATGCACATATTCTAATGGGACACTTTGAAATTATGGGATTTGAGATGATTAAAGGTCAGCTCTGTAAACATGGTACAAAGAAAGAACTCTTTGAGTCTTTTGAGCAAGTTTATTCTGGCCATTTCCATCACCCATCACAAAATGGTAACATTAATTATCTTGGTGCTCCATATGAAATGACTTGGTCTGATTATCAAGGTCGGCGAGGTTTCCATGTACTTGATACAGAAACCCGTAACCTTGAGCGAGTACTAAACCCATTTCAAATCTTTCATAAGATTGAATACGACGATGCTGATATGACTATTGAGGATATTGCACATTTGGATACAACAAATATTCAAGACGCATACATTAAAGTCATTGTTAAAAATAGATCTAATCCATATATACATGATTTGTTTATGAATAAATTAGCCGACTCTGGCGCGGCTGATGTTAAATCTATAGAAGACGCACTAAATATTGAATCCACGGGT